TAGGGCTTGGGTGATCAGGGCCGTGTCGGCAAAGCGAACCTCCATCCGTCCGGTCAGGGACGCCATGCCGGGATCAGCACCCTCGATCTTGCCGTCCGCGCGGATGGTCTCGATCCGATCAAGACCGTTGGAATAGCTGACCTCCGCCGAGATGACATTGCCGAGCGGTGTGCCATTGCGGGTAATGGATCCGTTGAAGTGGCCAAAGCGCTGTTGCGACAGGGCAGTGGTCGTGCCAGCGGCTGTGGCAGCGGCGGCGCTCTCCCCTTGCGCCACCAGCCGCGCGGTTGCGGTCAGAAGACCTGACCGTGACATCTGCCAGCTCAGCTGATCGCAAACGCAGCCCGTGTACATCGCATAGCGCGGCACTTCGGGCATGCCTGTCTCGATGGCCATGCTCGGCAGCGACCAGTTGCCCGACTGGAACGTGTGGGTCTTCGGTGTCGTGCCAGTGGTCGTGGGACCTCCGAATGCCGCCTTCAACCAGAGGCCAAAGTTCTCAACATCAATCGGCACCACGACATCACCATCCGCCGTGATCGCATCCTTAATCGGGGCCAGCGGGTCGCGCCCCTGGCCCAAGAGCTCCGAGGCAATCAAGGGCTGCTCGGATCCGAGCGTTGTGCTGGCAAAGGGCACCGTGCGGAACCCTGTGGCGGGCGCAGTGCCATAGACTGTCTCGAACGCCAGCGCCATTTGCGCCCGCGCCCCATGGGCTCGTGCCATTGTATTCTCCTATCGTGGTTGAACGTCATGCCAGCGGGTTGGCAGTTGAATAGTGCAGCGTGATCAGAATGATCCCCGCCTTCAAAGACGCAGCCCCTTCAATGGCGAGATCGACAGGCTCAGGAGCATCGGGTTCCGCCCAGTCGCAAAGTCCGCGCAAGGTGCGGTCGGCAGCCAGCACGGCGCCGATCTGCGCTGCCAGCGCATCGAACAGCCCATCGCGCGCCGATGTACTTTGCACGATCATCTCAAGTTCTGCCCGGTGCTGGTAGTGATACATGAGCGGCGACAGCGTCACACTCGGCTCGCCTGGGTTGCCATCGCGCAAGATCATCAGCCCTGCGGGTGGGATGCGTTCGGGCAAAACCTCGCCGCGCAGAACCGGCACATGCGGGATCGTGCGCAGGAGATCCGCCAAGGCGGTGAGGATGGTTTCGCGTTGGGTGGGCATCGGGTTGTTCTCTGACAAGAAATCGATCACAGAGGCGCTCGGCTGGGCCTGTAGCTCAATGGTTAGAGCAGGGCGCTCATAACGCCTTGGCTGGGGGTTCAAGTCCCTCCGGGCCTACCAATCTACCTCTCGTAAATTGACCAAGGCATCAGATGGAGCGGGTTACGACCCAAGCTTTCCAGACACCCAGTTCGCCACAATCGCGCTAGGAATACGCCCCACCGCCGCCTGTGCTGCCTTTGCCAAGTCCAGCCGCTTGGTGAGCTTTACCTGCCGGACCAAAAGAAAGATCGGCACGCTAGCAAGGCCCCGCCCGGATTTTGCGCGTGATGCCACGCCAAGGCCGCGACTGTTTAACCGTCCCTCGGCCACAAGGAGGCTGGGACCCCGCGCCCGGTAGATGAACCGCAGCGGAGCACCGCGTCGGCGCTCCCACTCCACGGGCGTGATCCGACCGCCACGGGCGGATTTGCCGGCCGCAGCGGTCGGGATGGCGAGCCAGAGACCACTTTTCGATCGAATGAGCGGGCCGGTGTCATGCGCGCCGACAATCACAGGCGCGTTTGACCAGACAAGGGCGGCCGCATTCAGACTGGGTCGGCCCTTTGGATAGTCTTCGGAGCGGATGGTCCGAGCCAGCCGTGCGCCGAGGCCAGCACCCGTGATCTGCCCGCGCCAATCGGTTTTGAGGCTGAGGGCCGCACCGCGCACCGCGCCTGAGACGGCTTTTTCCCCAGCGAGAATTTCGGCCCGCATATCGGCCGCGATACTGCCGGAGATCTCAAGGCGAAGTTTCACGCGGGTGCCGCCACAATGGTCCAGATCAGGCGGTCCCGATCTCGGATTGGTTCGCCTTGGATCAGGAAGGTCTCATCCCCGATGAGTACTTGCTCGTCTGGGCGGGGCGCGGGGAGTTCCGAGACGCGCACATCAAAGCGCATAGTCTCTGACACCAGGCGCGCGGCCCCGAATGTGGTCACATCATCATTACGACGCATGATGATTCGAATAAGCGTGAACTGCCCTTCGCTGTCGCGATGCCAGGCCTCATGGGCAAGGTTCGGATCAGCGAAGAGCAGATCGATGGCCACGGCAAAGGCCGTCATGGCTCAGCGTCCTCAGTTCGAGCTGAAGATCCGGATGGCCAGCCGCGGGCGCTTATTCACCGGCAGAATCGAGGCCTCGGTCATGAGATCGATCCAGCGGCCCTTGGCGTCCATCATCTGCCGCGCATAAAGCGGCAGGCCGACGCTATTGGCGGTCTCGAGAAGGTTTGCCGGCCCGCCATAGGTGGTGAAGGTGTCAAACGTGCCAAGCGGGAATGCGATGCCTTCGCCCGCGGGGATCAGGCGTTCCGAGGTGCCATTTGAGAGGGTGACCGAGCCGTTGTATTCCTCGAAGAGGATGCCTGCGAAGGGAAAGGCCCGGCGCATATCCTCGCGCAAAGGCTGGCCACCGGTGGCTGAGAAGAACTTATAGGCTTCTTCGGTTTTCGGGTGGCTGATCAGCTTGTCGAAGAATTCGGAGCTGACCAATGCGTGCGCCGTGGTCATCGTCTCGCCGAGAAGGCTGTCCTCGATCCCGCGCAAGGTCGTCCGAACCTTGCCCTGCACATTCGTTCCGGCCGTGCCGAAGACGTAGTCGACCGAGATCTGCTCGATGCCGAATTCGGTGAAGTAGTTGTAGAGCGTCGTGCCAGCGCCGTCTTTCACGATACCGCGCAGCGCATTCATCTCCATATATTCGCGGGTCTGGGCATGCTTGCGGCGCATCAGCGTCAGCTTGCGGTTCATCACCTCCACGAGTGGATCGGCCGCGTCCGACAGGCCCAGCGCGGGCATGCCTTGGATGTCGGCCGGCAGGATCACATCATCATGCGGGATCCAAGGGAGAGCGAAGCTGCGCATCGAGCGGGCTTCGCGATTGCCCACCGTAGCGGGCGCGCCGAGCGGCACCGAGGGTAGGAGGCTCAAGACACCCTGACGCTGTTCGATCACGATCGAGCGCTGGGTGACCCCTTCAAAGCGGAAAAGGCCGATCTGGCCGAGACGGGTGTAGAGGTTGGGCAGGATGTTGATGGCCTGCGTCATATCTGCGAGCGAATAGCCGCCCGCGTCAAACGGGTTGCGGGTGATGGTCATGTGAGAACTCCGGGCAAAGAGGGGCAGGGGCGAGATGCGTGCTGTGTCTGGGGCGAGATCAGGCGGTATCGCGGGGGATAATGCCGAGCGCGGTCAGTTGAGCGTGCTTGGAAGCTCTCTTCGTGGCATCATCAACACTGGCGTCAAACACCAGCGCAGCCTTCGAGACGATGGCGGGGCCACGCAGGATCACCACTGCGTTTGCATCTGCGCTGGTGGCATCAACGTCATCAAGGAGCATGCCGGCCGCGTTCTGCGCACCATCGGTGCCGGCGGCCGTGCTGAGTTTCATCTTGCCGCTTGCGGTGATGCGGCCAAGCACGGCGCCAACGGGGTAGTTGGTGCCGGCCAGCAGCGTGACGGTTTCGCGGGTGAAGTTGGGGTTGAGCTCGTATTTGAGAACATCGCCCATGGTGGGCGTTTGGGTCAGCGTGGGCATGGGGCATCTCCGAGGTTGATGGGGTCAAAAAGAAATCCCCCGCCGGGGAGGAGCGGCGGGGGATCAGGTGGGCGGTCAGGTGTGTAGGGGGTGAGCGGTTCAGCCCCTGCTGCCCGCCGAGGCAGCCTTCTTTGCGGCCGCTACAATCGGGCTTTCCGCTGATTTGGGCAGGATAGGCGAAGGTGGGGCCGCAACGATGTCGCGGGCATCTGCCGCTGCGGCTGCCCGCTGCAGGACAAGCTTGCGCAGGGCCTCCGGTGCGGTGCCCTGGCGGAGCGCCTTGGCGGCATCGATCGCAATGCCGAGCCGGCCTGCTTGCGCCGCGATCTCCGCGATCTCCGCTGCCGACTCGCGAAGCTGCGCTGAGAGCTCTGCCAGATTGCTGGGCGCTGGGGCAGTCGCCTCTGGTGGCTGCGATGCTGCCGAGGCGGCCTGGGTTGACGTGGATGATGGCGCAATGGCGGCATCGGTTTCGCCCTCTTCAGTGTCCGTCACATCAGCGTCGGTGTCCTGCGGGCTGTCGTCAGGCTGGTTCTCTTGGGCCATGAATGCCTCCTGTTTAGGCTGGGGAAGGGCTGCGCGCCGCGCGCGCATAAACGAGAGTGGCGGGGTGCTGGACAGCATTTGGCGAAAGCCGGCAAAGCCGCGCGCCAGATCTGTGACTTCATCGGCGAGGCCTGCGGCGACGG